CCAACAAGATTCGTCACCTCGTTTTATAAATTATTAGATTTTTAACATTTAACATTTAGACGGAAAGTTTTCCGATTAAAGGAACAAATAATGGGATTTATCGAAAAAGCAATTTTTCTGGAGCAGATCAATACTGAAATAAGCAAACTTCCTAATTACGATCCCACAATTAAAATTATTGATGTTTCAGTGAATGCAAACGGTTTGATTAATGACTTTCTACCTAATCAATTTGACCCTGATAAAGCTCTACTTGCCTTAATGTATATAGAGCAAGTTGAGCATCTATTTAATGGTTTATACAACCGTCTTATTTAAATACACCCAGTCTCACTAAACCATCCATCATAATCATCCTGATTCACTTCCAGCTCACTGGCAGTTGGAAGTGGAATAAATTCAATCGGACTGGACAGGTGTAAGCTGGCAAACCAGCCTAGAATCATCGCAACAGCACCATCACCATGACGATATAACTCAGGATCTTTAATATCCTTGGTTCGCGCCTTGGTCACCATGTGAATACCGTCTACTTCTTCAATTGCAGAGCAGTCATTTTTCAAGTTTTCATCACGTGGCAAATCAATCATATCTTCTTCAAAGGCAGTGACCAGTTTGGGCGTCCACAATCCATACCATGCACGGCTCAGTTTGATTTGATGGACCATATGCTCGCCATATTTTTCCGCTGTGTCTTCAGCTAATGTTTCACCTGATCCAGTTGCATCCATAGCAATGCCACCAAAACGAGGTAGCCGGTCCAGCATATACCAGAGTATCTTCTTCTGCATTCGCCCTGGCACTTTATGCATCTCTATCGCAAAAGGTGCAATACGGCGCAAGTCCTGTGCAATATAAAATGGCAGGATAAAACTGAAGTCTCGGTGACGTGCATAGTCTTGCCCGGCACAATGCTGTTTACGCTTATCAAGCTTTTGCAGTTCAGGTTCTAAATAGCGCTGAATCCAGTCATCAATATATGAATCACGCTCATCAGGCGTCAGCTCGGTAAAATCATCACCCAAAGTTAAGCGCAGGATAGTTCGAACTTCAGGCATGGCACGTTCAACCCAAAGCGCTGGCAAACATACAGATGAACCATCACGCGGGATGGCATCCAGTTCTTCACGCATGGCGGCTTTACGGCTGCCGTATGCTTTACGAATTTTGGTGTACCATTTTTGCTTGCCTTCAAGTGTGGCTTCTTTGCCTTGCATAAAACAGACACGCTCATATAGGCCATTGGCAACTGCATCATCAAAAGTTACCACATGAACCTTGGCATCCTCACCAAATACACCATTTTCAATATCTTTGACAAACTGGTTAAATGGATTGTTCTTGCCATTATGTGAACTGATGATTGAGATACGCCCACCCCAGATCAAGAGTGCAGTAGCAGCTTCAATAACGCCTTGTACATTTGGATGGAATGCTGCTTCATCAATGACCACTTTACCTTGCAGACCACGGATATTTTCGGGGCGGCTAGATAAGGCTACAATTTGAAAGCCACTAGAATAGCGAACACGGTAAGCCGTGATCTGGCGAGTATCACCTTTTTCATTTTGGTCTTCAAAAAGGAATTCTTCAATTTGCGAAATGCCTTGACCCTGTGCTTCAGCAATTACGCGGGAAAACTTGGCACAATATCCAATAAACTCAAGACCTTTTTCTTTGGTATCGCCAATGTAATAAACGCTCATACCGCCAGCTTCTTTACTGGCAGCAGCCGTAAATACTGCATCAAAACTTTCAGCAAAAGTAATCCCGGTTCGACGCCCTTTAGGACAGGCCTTAATATCTGTCTTAATCCTCAGCCATTCGACCTGGTGTTTCATTAAAACACCTTCTTCAAATGGGTTTAAGTTATCAGGCAGATTGCGGGCACGTTCTGGAAGTTCATCCCAGTCAATAATCCGTACTGTATCTTGCCGAGATTTTGGTGCAGTCATTATTTAATACCCAATACTTTTTCACGCCAGAATTGAATCTGCTCTTCACCCATACCTTGGGAAACAGCTGCTTTTTTCAGGTTCTCGTCCTGTTCTTTCAATAATTCTTCACGTGCTTGGCGACGGATTTCATCACGGTTTTCCATAGCCTTGGATTTGGTCATGATAGCAGCACGTGCCGCACGTGCGAGTGCACCCACATCATCAATACCCATTTTTGGCTTTTCCGGATTTTCACCATTATTTGTAAGCTCATCAAGGGCACGTCGGGTCACAACGGCTTGGACGGCCTGGGCCAGCAACATGCCACCTTTATCATCTGGATCTTCACCAAACTCTTTCACCAGAACTTCCGATGCAGCAGCAATTTCGCGAAACTCCTTAGCTTCTGCAGCAAAGTTCTTTTTTTCACGACCTAGTGCTGAACGGCTTGGAATACAATCTGCCGGAAATTCAGCACGGATTTCATCCATCATTTCATTCAGGGTGAAACGGTCTTCCTCCATCATTCGATAGATGAATTGACGCTGTTCTTCGGTCAGCTTACGCATAAAGGACTTAGACATACTTCACCTATGCTGAAGGCCGTTTAATACCATGAACACGGGCACGATTTTCAATAACATCCTGACCACGTTCAGTCAGTTTCACTACAATAACTGCTGAGCTTTCCATCTCAACAACAACACAGCCCTGATCTTTCAACCAGTACAGTTCAGTTTTAACCTGATCACGGCTGAAGCTTAAGCCCCAACGATCAAGCCCACTATGTAATGTCGAACTGTTGCTACGGTATGAAGGCATTTCATTTAGCAAGCGAAGCATAACCAAGCGCATTTCTTCTTTTAAGTGATTTTCAAAGCTCATACATCCTCACTTTTTATTATCGAGCAGATAGTTTTCAATACGAGTCACACCTTTTTGTACATTGCCAATACTGATATTTGCTGCACTCAGTTGGGTTTTAATTGTTTCAACCTGACCTTCCATACGTGCAATCTCCAGTTTTGAGGGCATATCCTTTACGGCATTCTCAAGCTCTACTACACGCACACGTAAATCCAGCATTTCCTTGGAAGATGCACTTTGTTTATTGATAAACCAGGTGTACAGCCCAAGGATCGTAATCACAATCCAGTGAGCTTCTTGAAAACTGAAATTAAGGGATTCAAACATCCGTATCCCCATTAATCAGTGGCAGCTTTACTGGTTTGCTTTGATTGATATAGCGTCCAGCCAGGCCACAAAATGCGGTCCAGGCAATCACATAAGCGCGAATATTTTCTGGTAGTACTGCAAGCAATTCTGGCGGAATAGGCGTTGTCGCAAAAAAGACAATCAGGCCAAAGCACCAGTTGCTAATCCACTTCCAACTATCACGCCAGTTTTCAACAATACGACCTGTATAAGTTGTAAAACCTAACTCCGCAAAAACGGGTTCAGGCTTAATAATCAACTGATATTTCAGGTTGGAAACTTGATGCTGTAAGTCAGCATTTTTATTACGCCAATCAGTAATTTGGGCCTGAAGACTTTCCTTAATTTGCAAGTCAGCCTCGCTATTGGCCTTGTGCGTTGCATTGGCATCACGTACACCGGTCTCATAGCCATCTTTCCATGAGTAATCCAGCTGGTCATTGTGCTCACTCAAGGTGCGCTCATGAATTTTGGACAGATTTTGAAACTGGTTAATGTGGCCTTCAATTTTGGCTAGTTGAGCCAAGTTGTTTTTGATGGCTTGCTTCATGGTGTATCTCCAGCAGCATAACGCAAGTTGCTAGCAACCCGGCGGGTCCAGCCTCGGCCAAATGTTGGAAACTTTTTTAATTTGGCATAAAACTCAAGGCGCTCTGCATTAAATAAAACCAGGACATCGTCCAGGGATTTTTCATTGATTGCAGCCAGAGTGATTTGTCCGACTAAACCATCATCAGCAACACCGACTGCGCGCTGCAAAATACGGATTGCATTACCAATGCCATGATTCACAGCGGCATCAAACATTTGAAAACCAACAGCTGAATTGTATTGACTACATTTAGCACGTTGCCAATATGCCTTACGGTAAATCTCTTTCGCTTGCTCCCGCTTCATATAGCGCATAGGCCCTGTATAACCGTTGTCACGGGCTGTTTTTATTGTGATTCCCCAAATAGTTTCCCCGCCCGGATCGTCTGGATGATTAACATAGCCACCTTCATGCCCCATGCTACGCTCAAACACTTCGTCAAAAGTGATAGACATAAAAAAACCTCATCAAATGATGAGGTCATGCTGCTGTTTTATCTCTACTTATATCAGGCGGAAGGATTTCCGATTATTTCCTGTCATAGGAGACTGAACACACAATAGGATAACCGTTTTTAAAATGACTTGCGTCAAGATTAAATACATATCCATATTGAATATGTTGAGTGTTTAAGGTTTGACCTGCTTTTTCATATTCTTTAAGTCTCATTGCCAACTCATCAATGACAGTTGGAACCCGTTCATCTATCTTATTCCAAACTTTTTTACATATACTAAATGTAGTATTTTTTGATTCCTCATAACCTTTTACATTAAATACTTCCACGAGAAAATTATGCCACTGATCTGAGTCTGGCTTTCTAATAATTTTTACACTTTGCCAATTATTAAACGGTGTAAATTTTTCATCAACTTTATGATCTTTAGAAACCAATTTCACTTCAGTTGCATCTGAATTATAGAAAACTTGCATTACAGATAAATTCTTAAGTGAAATTTCAGTTAATTGAAGAAAGTTTAAAGTCGCAGCAGGATCAGATTCTGTATGATTCTTTTTTACATAAGAAATAATTTCTGAAGTAGAGGTTGATTCAACTTTTGGGGCCTCTTGAGCAGTACATCCAACCAAAGTTAGGACACCGAATCCTAATACAGCTTTTTTCATTATTTCCCCAATAATTAATAAAAATTCTTACTTGAATTTACCACCTTACCAATAATTTCAACATCTGTTGATTCATCTAACCGAATAGGCATTGGTGGGTAAATTTTATTATCAGAGATTAATAATAAGGAGCCATCTAATAATCTTTGAATTCTTTTCACCCATAACATATCACAGCTGCGAATTACATAGATATGACCGTCTTTAGGTTCCTTTTCAGCAGTATTTACCAACAAATAATCTTTATCACTAATAGTTGGTTCCATGGAATCACCACGTGCAGTAACCGCATGTAAATCCTTAATATTAAGTCCTCTAGCCTGAATCCAGTCATTATGAAATGCCAGACAATAATTAACCTTACCTTTGCTATTTGTACATGCACCGTCACCAGCAGATACTTCTACATCATGAACTGGAATAGCTATAAATTCATTATCTAAACATTCAACCGGCCTATGCTCAAAATTTTGAACATTTTTATGCTTTCCAGAAATCACATAATCAATATCTACACCAAAATTTGACAACAATAAGAGTTTATCTAGGGGAATATTTCCCTTTTCACACCAGTTATAAATAGTATTTCTAGCACTTCCAGTCTTTCTTGCAAGGTCACTAATACCTATTCTGTCGACTTCAGCTCTTAATCTTTCTGCCATTTTGCTCAAAATAACTAACACCTTTATGTTGACATGCTCATTATTATGAGCAATTATAACAATCAACTTAATTTGAATTTAATCGCACAGAGAGGAGTCCACTATGACGATCAAAACACCAGATCAGGTCAAACAACATTTTCAATCTTTGGGTCAAACCGTTTCCAGCTGGGCAGTTAGCAACGGATTTGAACCTCAGGAAGTCTATAAGGTCTTGAATGGTCAAGCTAAATGCAAAAGAGGTAAAGGTCATCAAATTGCGATTTTGCTGGGCCTTAAACAAAAACCAAAACAAACTACTGTCTAATATTTTGCACATATTTGCACATATTTGCACATGGAGCAAGAGTGATGAAAACTGATTTTTTCCTAATATTGTTTTCTGTTTTAACCATGGCAGGTTTTTCAGGTTGGTATATCGCTGAATGTGACAATGAAGTTTTGCGTCAGGAACTTTCGGCATACACCGGTAAAGAGGTACGTAAATGAGCACAGTAAAATCAGCTGAAAAGGTTCTCAAGGTACTCAAGGCATTACGCGGTCATAGCCTGCAAGGTGTAAGCAATCAGGAATTAGCAAAAAAACTTGAAGAATCACCATCACAGATATATCGAGCGTTACAAACCTTAGTCGCTGAAGGCTTGGTAAAAAAAGATGAAAACGATCTTTATACGCTTGGTACAGCGCTTGTACAGATGGCCAAAGCACATGACAACGAAATAGAGCGAGCTAAAGCACGAATCGCAGAAATCGAACATCGTACTCGCGTTATTTTTTAATTTATTAGGGATTCATAATGGATTTAGAACAACAAGCTGAAATTGCTATTTCTGAACACGCCCAAAAGTTAGGAGTTCTAGCAACTCAACTCGGCTATCAGGGGTCTTTAACTGTAGGGGCATTAGAAGATGAAATTCGTTTTTATCAACAGCGTACAGTTGAAGCTTGCATGGAGCTAGGAAAGCGCCTGCTGATCCTTAAAGAGATGACGCCGCATGGTGAGTTTGAAAAACGCATTGACATCCTTGGCTTTAGTCCACGTATGGCTAGGAAATTCATGTCCGCTGTACTTAAGTTTTCAAATCGGAACTCGAATTCCGTTTTGATAGCATCTAAAACCCAAACTAAGCTTTTAGAGTTAGTTGTACTGGATGATGACGATCTTGATGTAATTGAACAAGGCGGAAGTATAGGTGAAGTTTCTCTAGACACCATTGAAACCATGTCAGTGCGTGAACTTAAAAAAGCACTACGTGAAGCTAAAGCGGCTGTGGAATCTAAAGACCAGGATATTAAAGCAAAAGATCAGATCATTCAGAAGAAAGATCAAAAAGTAAATGAACTGGATGAAAAGCTAACCAAATTAAATAGTCCTGCCGAAATCAAAAAGCGTACCGAGTCTGAGCCACAGCGTTTAGCCGAAAAAGCTTTAGAAGAAATGAATGCCGCATGTCTCACCATGCATAACGATACAGTTCGCTTCACCAATAGTATCAATTCCATTTTGGATGCTATGACAGAACATGAGTTATATGAGATTCAAGAACGGTTGGAAGCTAATGTTGTGGCACTGTTTCAACAGATTGCACAAACCACTGTAGAGCTTGGCATACAAATCGACTTTCAAGCGATGGTTAATCCATCCTGGATGAGTGTAGCGCCTTCTGAGTCGGAGGCTGAATGATGTCAACCACAAACCTGGCGGTGCAGGATTATTTACGCGATGTAGCGTCAAAGCTCACAAATGCTGGGTTTGGCGAAAAAGGCTCAATTGTGAAAACGGCTTGTGAACACCTCCAGATCAGCAAAGCACAGCTTTATCGTGATCTGGAAACAGTCGGCTTTAAAACTGAGCGTAAACAGCGCAGTGATAAAGGCAAGTCTGTAGTGTCTACCGAAGTTGCTGAACAGATTGGCGGCATGGTGCATGTAGCTACACGTGCTAATGGCAAACAGACACTGCCGATCACAACTGCGCTCAGCATCATGAAAGCTGAAGGTAAAGCGCCTAATGTTTCGGCAGCGACCATTGCCCGTGTGATGAAAAATAATATGTGCCATCCAAAACAATTGGCAATGCCATCTGCTCATACCCAGCAGAAGTCATTGCACCCAAATCATGTTTGGCAAGTAGATGCTTCGATCTGTGTATTGTTTTACTTGCCACGTGGCGGTATGCAAGTCATGGATGAAAAGAAGTTCTATAAGAACAAACCGGCAAATGTGAAGAAAATCGAAAATGATCGTGTGATTCGTTATGTGATTACAGACCATTTTTCAGGTTCAATTTATGTTGAATATGTATATGGCAGCGAAAGTGCTGAAAACCTGACTGAAGTTTTTTTAAACTGCATTCAAAAGCGTTCAATGCAAGAGCCTTTGCATGGTGTTCCTTTTATTCTTTACACCGATAAAGGCTGTGCCAATACATCCGGTTTGTTTAAAAACCTGCTTGAGCGTCTGGATGTAATATTTATTGCTCATGCAACAGGAAACTCACAGGCCAAGGGTCAGGTTGAAAATGCTCAAAACCTTGTAGAAACCCAATTTGAAGGACGTCTGCGTTTTATAAGAATTGACAGCCTGGACCATTTAAACCAGACCGCTACGCAATGGCGTCTGATGTGGAATGAAACTCAAATTCATAGCCGCACCAAACGGTCACGTAATGCTGTTTGGCAGACCATTGCACCAAATCAGCTGAGATTCGCACCACCACTTGAACTTTGCCAGGAACTGCTCAGCACTACTCCAGTAGAACGCACAGTCGATGCGAAACTGCAAGTCAGCTATGCAATTAAGGGCTATGGCTCAAATGATTATGACGTTCGCCATATCGATGGTGTTTATCCAAAAGCAAAACTGAAAGTGGTGGTAAATCCGTACCGCGCTCCATCTATCGATGTCATCACTTTAGATGAACATGGCAATGAAGTGGTTTACACCTGTGACCCGGTGCAGACAGATATGTTTGGTTTTAGACCTGATGCTGCTGTGATCGGTGAAGAAATGAAAGCCATGCCGCAAAGCGCAATTGATGAAAACCGCAAGCGGATCATCAAGAAAGCCTACAACGCAGACACCCTGGAACAGGCAGATAAAGCGATTGCCAAAAAACATGTTGCTTATGAAGGTCAGCTCAATGCCATGGCAGATGTGCAAAGTGCAGAGGTTCCTACCTACATCCAGCGTGCCGGTGAGCAGATGTCTACCACACAGCAAAAGCGTCAGGTTAAGCCTTTTAATTTAATTCAGGCGGCTAAAGCAATACGCGGTCTAGTTGGATTTATGTGGAACGGAAATGAACACATGAACGCGTTAAAAGCAGCATATCCAAATGGTGAAGTACCGCAGGAAGATATTCCTTTATGGGTTGAACAAATTCAGTCTGGCAATAGCAAGCCGAAATTACGAGTAGTTGGAGAGTAACCATGTCCGAATTAAAGAAACTGCTTGATGAGCATTCGATTAGCCAAACATGGATTGCAAAGAAACTTGATGTTAGCCCAGCCACAATCAATCTGGTTGTAAAGCATGGCAGATATCCAAAGAAAAATGCTGCTCTTCTGAAGCAGCAGTTTATTCAACTTTTAGTCAGCAAAGGACTGACTGAATCAGAAATTTCAACAGCAATGGATGCTGTACACCTCAGCTCTGGAAACGACCAAGCCTCTATAACTGAGAGTACAGCTGCCCCACAACACGATGAGGAGCAATTAATGCTACTACGTAAACAAACCCTAACACCAGCCGCAAAGAAAAAATTTGCACTTTTCAAAAACATTTTTACAGAAAGCATCCGAAGTTCTAGCGAGCTTTATAACAATAGTGACATCAACTATGTCCGCGAAGCGATGTGGCAATGTGCTAAAGGCAATACATCATTTATTGCAGTTGTTGGTCAGTCAGGTGCAGGTAAGTCGACACTTCGTGAAGAATTGCATGATCGAATTGAGCGTGAACGTGAGCCAGTTGTTGTGATTGAACCCTATGTTTTGGCAACTGAAGATAATGACTTTAAAGGCAAAACCTTAAAATCACTTCACATTGCTGAAGCAATTCTTTCAGCACTCGCACCAAGTACAAATGCAAAGCGCTCACCTGAAGCACGTTTTCGTCAAGTCCATAGCTTGCTTAAAGAAAGCTGCCGAGCTGGGCATCACCATCTTCTTATTATTGAGGAAGCTCATAGTCTGCCAATTCCAACCTTGAAACATCTCAAACGTTTTCTGGAATTGAAGAATGGTTTCACACCACTACTCAGCATTATTCTGATCGGACAAGATGAGCTAAAAATCAAGCTGGCTGAAAATAATCAGGAAGTCCGTGAAGTGGTACAGCGCTGTGAAATTGTGACGCTTGAACCATTCACTCAGGCCACACTTGTCGACTACTTACAACATCGTTGTAAAGCATCAGATCGCCAGCTATCAGATTTTATTGACGAGTCTGGCCTGAATGCTATTTGTGCAAAACTGACTCGAAATATTGGACGCAGAAATCAGCATGAAAGTCTCTTGTACCCATTAGCAGTAGGTAATCTTATTACTGGTGCAATGAATGTAGCAGCCGAGCTGGGTGCTGATGTCATTACAGGTGACCTGGTTATGGAGGTCTAAAACTGTGATCTTCAATTTAAAAGCAGCAATGCTAATCAATATTCCAATTTTTTTTATTTGCATCTGTTTTATTGCAGTACTTGGAGGCTGTCATGGTTGATTTAGTAGATATGGCGGAAGAACTACGCGCCCAACAGTTGCAAGAAAAATTAAATAGTCGGATGCAGTTTGAAGCAGAAAGTCAATTGGAATGTGAGAACTGCGGTACAGAGATTCCTGTACAGCGAAGAATCCTTGGTGGTGTAACACGCTGCCTGGAATGTCAAATCAGCTTTGAATCAAAACAGAAGCATTTTAGATAGGTGGCAAATATGAGTACTGAAAAAAAACGCCAGCAATTCTCAAAAGATTTGGACAAATTAATCAGTGGTGATTATGTCATCGTACCAAAGCGCTGTAGCAATACTATGGCTCAAGCTTGTGCCAACTATATGAAAGAATATTTTCAAGAAAACGAAGGATATAACCCTTGGGAAATGTGGCGAGTAATGTGGGAACAAGCTTTAACAGAGAATAACGGCTCAAAGGAATAAATAAATGAAAACCAAGTGCCCAGCTTGCGGAACAACATGTAGCTTAGATGCTTTGCTCGGTCATAGCGATGCAAGCCAAGCATTTGTTGCATCACTTAATCTGACAGGTGACCTGGCAAAACCATTGATTAAATACTTGGCTATGTTTCGTTCCGAAAATCGTGACTTAACTTTTGAGCGTACAGCAAAGTTGTTGAATGAACTGGCTGGTGACATTAATGCCAAATGTATTCAACGTAATCGCATGACTTACCCGGCGCCTAAAGCTGCCTGGGTCTGGGCTATCAATATCATGTTAGAACGACGGGACCAGGGCAAGTTACAACTTCCTCTGAAAAATCATGGCTACCTCTATGAAGTAATTAGTTCTTTTAAACCCGAAAATGCACCGGCACCAAGTTCAGAAACTGGAGTTTCAAGAATAGAAAAAACAGCTGATGAACGTGCTCAGGCCATGCGTGAGCATGAACGTCAGAAATTTGAGAAACCAGCACTAAGCCTTGCTGAGTTAATGTCTAAGACCAAAGAGGAAAAGAAGACCATAGAACAAAGCTCTTTAGAAGGTATTCCACAAACTCAACTTTTTGCCTACGTGGACCAGAACCGTCAACCAGGCGAATCAATCAAGGACTGTTTCGACCGCTTAAAAGCAGCAGAACAAAACAAACAGAATCAAGAAGGAAAAAATGCATGAATGTACAACCTCCAGTTCCAGAAGGCTACCGCGCTGACAGTAAAGGTCGCTTTGTACCCATCAGCAGCATTAAAGCTATCGATATTGAGCGTGATGCCGTAGTCACCAGTTTAATTGAAAAAGTTAAAACAACCCGGCAGCAACTAAAAGACTTTAAAGGTCTAGCTTTTGGTGACATTGAAGCATTCATTGAACTGTCACTGGAACAATATGGCGTACACATTGGTGGCGGTAAAGGAAACATCACACTTTACAGCTTTGATGGTCAATTCAAAATTGTTCGCCAAATTCAGGACTCCATCCGCTTTGATGAACGTCTGCAAGCAGCCAAAGTTTTAATTGATGAATGTATCCAATCCTGGTCTGCAGATTCCAATGATCACATCAAAACTCTGATCAATGATGCCTTCCAGGTTGACCGCGAAGGAAAAATTTCGACGGCCCGTGTATTAGGCCTACGTCGACACAATATTGACGATCCAAAGTGGATTCAAGCAATGGAAGCTATTGGCGACAGTATCAATATTGTCGATAGCAAAAGTTATGTGCGTTTTTATGAACGCGATAAAGATGGCAAATATCAACCTATTTCTCTTGATTTTGCCAATGTTTAAAACCCCTAAGTAAAAAGGAAACCACCATGAACAAATCTGACCTAATTAAGCAAATAGCGGAACGTTCAGGCTTGACTCAAGCACAGGCATCAACAGCACTTCAAGCTTTCGAAATCACTGTTATTGATGAATTAGCAAATGGGCATGAAGTCGTATTGATGGGCTTCGGTACATTCAAAATAACTGATCGCGCAGCGCGCTCTGGCCGTAACCCAAAAACTGGAGAAAAAATTGAAATCGCTGCATCTAAAGTCCCCACTTTTAAAGCAGGTAAAGCACTTAAAGAGGCAGTGAACTAATGGAAATCCATGTAGTAATACAGCCAGCACTATTCTAAGCAAAATACAGGCTAAAGCCTGAATTGCCAAAGGTCCCGCCATTTGGCGGGATTTTTTTAACCCAAATTTAGGAAATTCACATGATAAATCGTGAAGATTTAGACAATTTGCCACATGAAGTCATCATTAGCATTGGAGAAACACCATGAATAAAAAAACAGTCATTGAAAAAATTAAAAAGTGTTTAGCGCTAAGCAAATCAGCAAACCAACATGAAGCGGCAGCTGCTCTACGCCAAGCCATGACCTTCATGGAAAAATATAAAATCGATGCTGATGACCCCGAGCTTTTAGGCATTGCTGAAGCATCAGTTTTAGGCAGCAGCTCGCAAAAGCCAACTGTGTTTGAAGCCGTGCTTGCAAACTCAATTGCGAAAATGATGGGCTGCAAAGCTATCTTGCAATTTCAGATTAAAGTTACAGCACAAATGGGCTTTAAAAAGGAATGCTCTTGGACATTTATTGGTTTTGACCCAGCACCAGAGATTGCCAGCTATGCTTTTGACGTCTTGTATCGTCAGCTCAAAAAGGCTCGCAGCGTTTTTATTTCCGAAAACCTGAAGCGTGTTCAGATCAAGGCCAATAAAGTTAAACGTGCAGATCTATTTTGTGAAGGCTGGGTGCTTGAAGCAACAAAACTGGTCTCAGATATAAATCCTGACAAGGAGAAAATGGCTCAAATTCAGGCCTACGTTCAGCAAAAACATAAAGTGCGTAATAGTGAACCTACTGACCGTAATAAAAAGACAAACACCAATACAGACCGCGCTCAAAATGATCTTCATGCGGGCCGACAGGCTGGAAAAAATGCGAAATTGAATAACGCAATGAATAGCGGTACACAACACCAACGTATTGGGAGTTCATCATGAGTGAGTTCTTAAACTGGCTATGTGTTATTGCTTATTTTTCTGTATTTTTCCTTGGATTATTTACATGCATATATAAAGCGCGAACATACTTTAAAAAGCGTAATTTTATAAAAGCCAGCAGCACTGTTGCGTTATTACTAACAGCTATTTCTGGCCTCCTTCAGGCTATAGCAGGAGTTTGATATGGGCTATTTTATTTTAGGTTTTATTATTGCATGGCTTTGGTCAGACTCAGTTGCTCACCAAAAGGTTGCTGCGGAATGCGAACGCTTAGGAGGGTTCTTTGTTGGTTCAAAAACATATAAATGCTACGCAGTAATTGATCATAAGGTTGATTCATCTGTACCACCAGCAATTTTAGAAACAACGCGAGGTGAAAAAGATGAAATTCAATAAAAAAACCAGACTCATTCAACTGATCCATATAGGTAAAACTCAGCTTGGTTTGGATGATGATCTTTACCGTGAAATACTTGAAAATTACACTGGTAAAACCAGTTCAAAACTGTTAAATATTGCGCAATTAGAAACAGTATTAGACCGCATGAAACAGCTTGGCTTTCAAGTAGAGTCAAAAGATAAAACTGGTGTTAAAAATCTTGCCAATGATGCTCAAAGCAAACTGATCCGACACCTATGGCTCCAATTATATGAGGCAGGTCAAGTGCGTAACAATAGTGAAAAAGCTTTGGCTAAATTTGTAGAGAATAAAGTGGGTGTCAGTGCTCTTCAATTTCTAAGCACTAAAAATGCTGACATGATCATCACGCATCTACGCCAGTGGTGTAAACGTTGTGGTATAGACCGCTAAAGCCAACATAAAAGAAAAGCCCATGACTGCAATCATGAGCTTTTCAAAATTCAATAACTATCCCGACCAAAGGACAATTTGAGCAACTATAACATAGTATTTTATAAGGTAAAACTATGGCTTATCGTCCACATATCACTGATGCACCTCAAATCTTCTCTGATGAACAAATCATTAATTTAATGCCTAAAAGCTATGCCTTTATTGCCGGGCTTATAGGGGTCGAAGCTGCTTTAAATCTTATCCAGGCATATGGTGGCACATGCGTATTTATTCCATCAAAACATGCGTTAAATATTAATCATGACATTACACATGTAATTGGTCTAAACGCCCTTAAGAGCCTCTCAGAGCAACTTGGGGGTGGAAATATTGAAGTACCCATGGGAACACCAATAACGGTTGCTATGCGAAATAAAGCAATTCGTGATTATGCTCAAAAAGAAAAGAGTAAACCAAAACTGGCACGCCGCTTTGGCCTAACATTAAGATCAATCCGTGCCATATTAAATAGTGAAGAAAAATCTAAAAGTAACGATGATCGAAATTATGATCTTTTTACAAACTAAAAAAGGCGGATTTAATATCCGCCTTATCATTTCACTATTTGCAATGTCATTTCAAAAGCTATCCCATCATATCCAAACTTATCCCGCTTTATCCCACAATTATCTCAGCATTCAGTATTATTTATATAGTTAGTTCTCATTATTTATTTAAGCCTAAGCTGAATGAAAGTTTTAAATAAACAGATTTATAACCACACCATATAAAAAAGCCTCCCAAAGGAGGCTTTTT